ACAATGTTAATGTTATTGCTCCATCAACATCTAACTTTGTTGTTTATAATATAGATTATCAAAAGGATATAGGTGGTCCTAGCATGACACTATATTTGAGTGAGGTATAAAATGGTATATTTTACTGGAGACGGGAAAATTGTATATGATGATTATCCAATTCCCGCTACACATGAAGAAAAAATGTCCTGGAAATATGGAAGTGCACAAAGAGTAACTAGTCAACAGCAGTTAGACGAATATGGAGATTATATTAGTGGTTTGAATGCAATACCAGACGATCCAACTGTTCTATACCCAAACGGAACCGTAGATGGTGATGTAAAGCCAGCAACAACAGACATTATATTATTTAAAGACGAAACGTTGCCTATAGAAATAATGACAGACCTAATATTTGAAAATATAGGTGGTCAAGAATTAATTAATATTATTAGATCTGATTTAGTAAATGGACAAAATGTTTTATATCAACCAATAAAAAATCTTAGTAATGTATACTTTCAGTATAACCCACAGAATATTCTTGGGCTACAAGATATAGATTCAAACTATTTTAAACAGTTTCCAATAAATTTTTCTAGCAAGGTTCCTGTGTGCGGGACAGGCCCAGAATGCTCTATCGTATATATTGATGCAGAAACTGGAGACTTAGTAATAAACGTAGTTAATTTGGCAAAAGACGAGCAGGTAGAAATATCAATAGTTTCAGATGGGGAAGTATTAGATGATACAATATACGAGGTGTAAATATGATTACTAATATTGGAAAAGGCATTATCTCAAAGTATTTAATTGGCCAGGCTCCCGCTTATGCTTCATATATAGCAATAGGTTGCGGTGCCAAACCATTGAATACAGCAGAACCTTTCGGTAACTATTCGGATAAAGAAGTTTTAGATTTTGAAATGTTTAGAGTTCCAATAGTTTCTCGGGGATATGTAAATGACAATGGTATTGAAAAAATAGTATTGACTGCAGAACTTCCTACAGACGAAAGATATGAAATCTCAGAAGTTGGAGTATATTCTGCAGGAGCAAATCCATCTGCAGGGGCTTATGATTCTAGATCTCTTTTTGCTTTTACTGTAAATGAAAACTGGGAATATCACGATCAATTAGGAAACTCTGGAGCATTGAGCATTATATATGAACCACTAGGAGAAAATAATACTATAGATCAAACACAAAAAGCCTTTCAAACAAACTCTGATAATTTAGTGTTTACAGATTCTGCTAGAGTACTTAGATATGAAAGAGCAAGATTTTTTAATAATATTGTTATGATGAGGGGAGATTCTGCAGATCTAGAAATTTCTTCTGGGCATTTATCAGTAGGAACTGGCTCTGCCCACATTCACCTTGCTGGAACTGCACTAGACTTTAACAAAAACTCCCCAACCGATCAAATTAAATTAGCCTTTTCTGTAATAAATAAAGAACCAGATGGATCAATAATTCCAGATGAAGTAAGAATTTTATTAGAGTTTGCAGAATCAGATTCCCCTGGAGTTGGAGAATGGGCTAAGTTTGAAATAATTATGAATAAAAATGATTATGATTTTGAAAATAATAGATATTATGTTGCTACCAAAGAATTACAAGAATTATATAAGAGTTCTGGATTCACCTGGAATAATGTTTCTATAGTAAAAATATATTCTACAGTATTAAAAAATGAAGAGCCTTCAGAAAATTTTTATGTTGGACTTGATGCAATTAGATTTGAAAATATATCAACAACAAATCCTGTATATGGATTAACTGGATATACAGTTCTTAAAAATTCTAATGCAGAAACTATTGTTAAAGAGGCAAACACTACTAACTATATAGAGTTTAGATTTGCTATGGATGTGCAATAATGCCTAGCCCAGATCAAGGAATAAAAAAGGTAATTATTCCGAAGTCCAAACTTCCAGGATTTTTTGGAAATAATAAGACATATGTTTTAAGATATAGATTTATATCTGAAGATAAAAACAGATTATCACACTGGTCTCCAATTTATAAAATAATTGCAGAAGACACCCCGTCAGAAATTTTAAATAGTATGATTATAGATAAAGATAATAGGGTTATTAATTTGGCATGGGAGCCACAACAAGATATAGAAGAATACTATATTTATATTAAATGGAATAATGCAGGATGGCAATATTATACAAAAACATCACAAACAAATTATTCTATTGTATATCCTATAGACAAAACATATATTCATGTTGCTGTACAGCCAAAAACTATACCTTTAGAAAGATTTGCAGATTCAGAATTATTTGAAAATGAGGGAAGTCTGATATAATTAGACAGGAGGAATTATGGCAAAAATACCATTACCAGAATTAGGTCAACCGCTTGATGTTTCATACATTTATCAAATTGCAAATGCACTCAATGAGTTATCATTACAGGTGTCTCCAGCAATATATAAATATGTTACAGTGGACGTTCCTAATGGAGTGTCTCAAAATGCAAAGGCTTCTGAAACCAGAATAATTGCAGGATATACAGATGTTACAAAAAGTTCAAATCAAAGCCTTGGAAGTCAGCAACCTTTTTCCTATAGTTTTCCAGCAGACTTTAAATTTGCACCAATAGTAACTGCAAGTCCAATCAATATAGGCGGTACAGAGGCTGGTAAAAATGTATCAGTAGTAATCAAAAGCGTTACCACTTCAAAAGTAGATGGAGTTGTTAATTTTAATTCTAGCGGAGATGTCTCAATTGGAATTAATTTAATTATTGTTGGCATACCTAATTAATGATTAGATGTAAAAAATGTTTAAAAAAAATGTTAATAGACAGAGTATACAGTTCTGTCTCTCATATAGAAATATATTGTTTGGTTTGTGGATCAAGAAAATTTTTTCATCCACCGTCTGATTCGGAGGAAGGTAGATGGTTGCTAAAAAAGGAACAAGAACGAGCGAAGAATACAATCTCTCCCCTGTAATTGAGGGTAGCAAGAAGGTTTGGTTTTTAAATAAAGATTTGATAAGAGTAATTCATTATAATAGATCAAATGGAATTATGTCTATATATAATATAACAAAAGATAAAATTGAAAGTTGTTTAATAAGTGAATTTAAAAATAAAAAAGAGAAAGCATATACTGTATCACAAACAGCAGAACTTGTCAATAGACATAGAAAATATATGCCAACTTTAATGAAGCGTGGAATAATTCCTATGCCAATAGGAGCACAAAAAGATGGCAAAAGGGGATGGCAAATAAGATCTTATTATTCTGAATCACAAGTAAAAGAGATTCGTGATATACTGGCTACATACCATATTGGTAGACCAAGAAAAGATAATTTAATAACAAACGATATTACTCCCACAAAGGCTGAGTTGACACGGAGAATGGGAGATGGTATACTGACATATACAAAGACTGAAGATGGTAGATTTATACCAATTTGGTCAGAATCAATTTAGCAGAAGGGTATGAAATGGAAGATACAAAAGTATCAGTAACGCTTGGCTATACATACAATCTTGGAAATTTTCAATCACTAAGATTAGATCTCGGAGTTATAGATTCTAAACGTGATGGAGAAAACATAGATCAGGCATTTGAACGTGTATATAAATTTGTTGAAGATAAACTAACAGAAAAAGTAGCAGAAGCAAAGGCAGAAGCAGAAAGCGAGTAGTGTGACTGACAAACAGAAGCGTTTGGCTCTGTTGAGTAGGTTTGATAAACACTATAAGTTTAAACTAGAACAGAAGCCACAATACAATAAGTGGATTGAGCAGTGGTCTGCCGATGCACTTATAGAATCATACGGCCTAGATAAGTGCTATGAATTATTAGAATATTATTTTGAGATTACTGAAAATCCAACATGGAATCATTTTGCGTATATAGCGCATGATATACTTGAAAGAATACAGGAACAAGAAAAAGATTTAAAAGATAGATATGAGCGTAGACAGAAAGCAAAGGAATGGCTAAGTGAATAACTCAGAATCAAAGTTAATATCAGCCGTTCTTAAAGATAAACAAGCCCATGTATTATTGCAGGCTAATGTTGAAAATATATTAACTACACATGTTGATGTTTGGCAGTTTATTAGAAAATATTAT